GCCGCGCGCGGCATCGCGGCCGGCGGGCGCGAAGGGCAAAGGTGAAAAAATGGCGGCTTTGACCAACTCACGCAACACGCCCGAGATGGCCGACGACGGCCGGATGCGCGTCTATCCGGTCGAGGCGAACACCAACGTCTATCTGGGGTCGATGGCGGCGCTCGATGCGAATGGCAACGCGGTGCCGGCCTCGGCGACCACCACCACGGCCAATGCGCTGAAAGTGGTCGGGCGTGCTGAGCGCGTCCACAACGGCATCCCCGGCCAGAACGCGGTCAATAACCCGGGCGCCGCGGGCGCTTTGTCGATCGTCGTGCGCAAGGGCGTGTTCATGTTCGACCAGGACAACTCGATAGGCGCGCCCCAGGTGGGTTTGGTGTGCTTCGCGATCGACGACCACACGGTCAGCGCGACCGATCGCGCGAGCGGCGCGACCGTGCAGCAGAACGCGGCCGCGGGGCAGGTGGTCGCGATCGATTCGAGCGGCCAGGTGTGGGTCGACTTCTGGCATCAATCTACGCCGACCGCCTGAGCGCCCGCGCCGGCGAAACAGCCATCAGGAAGGTGAAGTAAATGGAGATCAGCGCTGCAAATCTGACCGCACTTTTCACCGGCTTCGACGTCGTGTTCCAGCGCGGCTTCGAGAAGCCGCCTTCGTACTACGAGCAGGTCGCGAGCATCGTGCGTTCAGGATCACGCCAGACGACGTACCCGTGGCTCGGCCGCACGACCAAGTTCCGCGAATGGCTCGGCGATCGCGTGATCCAGGCGCTCGAGGCGCACACCTACACGATCGTGAACAAGAACTTCGAGGACACCGTCGCGATCGATCGCAACGACATCGAGGACGACACCTACGGAGTCTACGAGCCGATCATCGAGCAGCTCGGATGGGATACCAAGGTGCATCCCGACATGATGCTGTTTGCGATGATCAAGGACGCGGTCGCCAATCCGTCCGACGTCGTCTGCTTCGACGGTCAGCCGTTTTTCTCCGCGAGCCACCCGGTCGGCCTGATGGGCGAGAGCGGCGGATCGACCGCGGCGAACATCGACAGCAGCGGCTCGGGTGCGTACTGGTTCCTCATCGACGCATCGCGAGCGATTCGGCCGTTCATCTTCCAGCTCCGCCGCGAGTACGCGGTGACGCGGATGAGCTCGCTGACCGATGAGGGAGTGTTCAACCGGCGAGAGTTCCGCTACGGCGTCGACGGGCGCGCAAACACGGGCGTCGGGCTCTGGCAGCTCGGCTACGCGAGCAACACCGATTTGAGCAATCCGGCCAACTACGGCGCGGCGCGCGCGGCGATGAGGTCGTTCAAGACCGACGCGGGCCTGCCCTTCGGCGCGTTGTCGAGCCGCCAGGGCGTGTACCTGGTGGTTCCGCCCGCGCTCGAGGAAGTTGCGCGCCAGCTCCTGAATTCCGAGTTCATGGTCGGTACCGGCGCGAGTTCGACCGTTCCGACCACGAACATCTGGCGCAACAGCGCCGATCTGATCGTCAGCGAGTATCTGGCGTGAGCAACGGCACGATGACTATCGCCTCCCTGCGCCGGCGTCTCGCGGGCTCTCCTCCCCCTGCGGCGCCGGCGTATCTCCCCATCTCCCGCGAGCGGGAGCAACCCTCCGCTCCTCGCTCGCGGGGGACCCTTCCGCCTCGAGCTGCGATCGCCCGGACCGAATCCGCCGGAGTGAAGTGAAGTGAGTTACGCGAATCCGCAGGACATGATCAATCGGTATCCAAATCGCGATCTCGTTCAACTGACGAACGAAGATCCGACTGCATCGACGATCGATACCGCGCCGCTTCAGCAGGCGCTCGGTGATGCATCGGCGGAAATCGACAGCTATCTCGAGGGACGCTTCGCGCTGCCGCTGGCCGATCCTCCGGTGGTGCTGAACCGGCTCACGACCGATATCGCGATGTACCGCCTGCAGGTTCTGCGCCCGCTGCACGACCTCGAGGACGCGCGCCGCAGGTACGACGACGCGATCGCGATGCTGACGAAAGTAGCGGCCGGCGAGCTGACGCTGGGCCTGGCCGCCGACAACCAGGAGCCACCTGTCGCCGGCGCGGCTGAAGCGGCCGAGGGACCGAACCGCGTATTCAGCCGCGGATCGCTCAAGGGGTACTAGGCGATGGGCGCGATGCTGGATGGCCCGTTTGAGGGCGCGACATTTGCCCCGCCGACGCCGCTCGATATCGCAACCATCGAGAACGCGATCCTCGGCCAACTGGGATCGCAATTGAATTGGATCGACATCGCTCACTATCCCGACCGCCCGGAGTCGTATCGGATGACCCATCGCGTTGGCGCCGCGCTGGTGCAGTACAAGGGTGCGACGTACGGTGAACAGCTCGACACCGCGGCGATAATCCAGGAGCGCAAGCTCGAATTCGAGGTCACTCTGATGATGCGCGATCTCGGGTGGAGCTACGGGGGCGACCCGAACGGTCCGAGTCCCGGCGCCTACGCGACGATCGAGGCGGTGCGCGCTGCGCTCACCGGGTTCCGGGTTCCCGGATGCCGCAAGATGTTCCCGAAGAGCGAGAAGTTCGTTGAGCGAGATCGCCAGGGCGGGGTGTGGGTTTACGCGATCACGTTTGCGCTCTCGACAGTGGCCCTGGAAGCGTCGACCCAGGAAGGCTTCCCTCTCTTCATCAAAGGGGTCGCGATGGAAGAGGGCGGCGAGACTTCGATCACGGTCGGCGCGGCAGGATATACGTTCGACGCGACGGGAAAGATTCAGCTTCCGAACGGGAATGTGTTCGCCGTGCAAATGGCCGGTCCGGGTGGCGCCCCGCTCGCGCAGGGAACCGACTTCGCACTTGACGGGGTGAACGGGATTATCACGGTGCTGGCCGGCGGCGCGGCCGCACCGGGCGAGACCGTCGAGATCGCGTACAGCTACGGCGAGCGGGTTATCGCGTCCGCGGGGCAAGGCGCACCGACGAACTGAGCGGCTCGCGCGCGAGCGCCGAAGTCAAAATGCGGGGGCGGCTCGGAGCCGCCCCCGCCATGAGGTGAGTACCGATGCCTGCATCTTTCTTGCACGGAGTTGAGGTGATCGAGGTGTCCGTTGGGCCGGCTCCGGTCACGATCGTGAAGTCCGCGGTGATTGGCCTGGTCGGTACGGCCCCGGCCTGGGCGGTTCAAGCTCCCTCTGTGGCGCCATCGCCCAACCTTCCCACGCTCGTCAGTTCTGCGGTGGACGCCGCCGGCTTCGGCCCGCTCGTTCAGGGCTACACGATCCCGTACGCGCTTGCCGCGATCCAGGAGCAGGGCGCTGGCCAGGCGATAGTGGTCAACGTGTTCGATCCAACCCGGCACTTCACCGCGGTCGCGAACCAGGCGATGAGCTTCCCGTCCTCGGGCGCTCAAGTGCTCAATCTCGGGCACATGGGCGTCTCGAACGCCGTAGTCAAGAACCAGGGCGGCACAATTACCTACTCGCTCAACACTGACTATACGCTCGACCCGGTAAACGGGGTCGTTACTGCGAAGCAGGGCGGCGCGCTGGCAACCGGAGCGGCCGTTGCCGTCTCATTTGACTATGCGGACCCGACCAAGGTCCAGGATTCCGACATCATTGGGGCTTTCACGAGCGGCGTTTATACGGGACTCCAGGCGCTCCAGATTACTTACGGGACAATGGGCTTTTTCCCGAAAATCCTGATTGCCCCAGGCTACTCACAGAATGCGGATGTGGCGGGCGCACTCGGCACGATGGCAAATACACTGCGCGCGATGGCGCTCATCGACTCGCCACCGGCGACGCCGGTCGCCACCGCGATCGCCAACCGAGGCGTTGCAGCCAACGCGTTCGACACGGCGAGCAATCGAGCGATCCTCTGCTACCCGCAGGAGACGTTCTACGACGCGGGGCTGGTGCCCACGGGCGTAACGCTCGGTGCGTCGGGGACACCGGTCGCGGCGGCATTCAACGGCAATTCGGTCGGGCCATACTCGCAATGGGTCGCGGGCGCGATTGCGGCGAAGGACCTTGCCCAGGGCTACTGGTGGTCGCCGTCGAACACCCAAGTCGAGGGCGTCCTCGGCCCGGACGTAGCCATCTACGCCTCGATTCTCGATCCCGTCTCCGACGTGAACAACCTCAATGCGGAGGGGATCGTGACCGTGTTCAACGCGTTCGGCACCGGGCTTCGGGTGTGGGGCAACCGATCGGCGGCGTATCCGGCGAGTACGGCGCCGGACAATTTCATCAGCGTGCGCCGCACTATGGACGTGATCGAAGAGTCGGTCGAGCTGGCGATGCTTCAGTTCATCGATCAGCCGATATCCAACGCCCTTATCACGGCGATACTGGCGAGCGCGAATGCGTTCATCCGGACCCTGATCCAACGCGGGGCATTGGTCGCCGGCTCGGCGGGCTACGACCCGGCTGAAAACCCGCCGAATCAGGTCGCGGCCGGCCAGTTGGTATTCGACATCGACGTCATGCCGCCGCCCCCCGCGGAGCGGATAACCTTCCAGACCTTCATCGACGTAACCCTGCTCCAGCAGCTCGGCCAGACCAGCCCGATCACGGCCGCGGCCGGCGCGACTTCCTGACCTGAGAGGTAAAGATGAATATTCAGATCAATTCCCTGACTAACGCCAACATATATATCGATGGCGTCGGGCTGCTCGGTCGCGCCGAGGAAATCGACGTACCGCAGCCGCGCCATCGAATGATCGACTACAAGGGGCTGGGGATGGCGGGCACCGCGGAGCTGTGGGCCGGCGTCGAGAAGCTCGAGTCGCGGATCAAGTGGGCTTCGTTCGACGCGGAGACGCTCGCGTTCGCGGCTAGTCCTTTCCAGAGTCATTCCTTCCAGGTGCGCAGCAACCTGGAACAGTACACGAGCCAGGGACGCAGCGCCGAGCTGCCAGTGATCTACCTGATGACCGGGGTGTTCAAGGATGCGGGCAGCGCGGCGTTCAAACAGCATCAGATGGTCGAGACCACTTCCAGCGTGAGCGTCTATCACGCGGAGCTCTACGTGGCCGGTGTTCAAATTTACCTCTACGACGTATTCGCGAACGTGTACGTCGTGGGCGGCGTCGATCAGCTGGCGATCTTTCGCAGCAATCTCGGCGGTTGATTGGATTGGGCGGCGAGCGGATCGGCAGCTTCGCCGCTAAACAGAGAGGGAGCGGGGAAGCATAGTTCTCCCCTGCCAAAGTCAAGTGAGTAGGAGAAGTGCAATGACCGAGGATCTGACCGTGAATGGAGTCAAAGTCGGCACGCCCGATGCAGATGCGCCCGCGGGCAGAACGATCGATCTGCCGTCCGGGGCGGCCGCGGTAGTTCGCAAGGGCCACGGCCGCGACCTGATGCGGGCGCAGCG